GAGCCGATCGGCGCCTGGAAGACCATCCGCGAGGACGGGCGGGGGCTTTATGTCGAGGGCGTGCTGGCCGATGGCGTGGCGCGGGCCCGCGAGGTGCATCAGCTGATCAAGAGCGGGGCGCTGGACGGGTTGTCGATCGGCTTTCGGACCGTCAGGGCGCGCACCGATGCCAAGAGCGGTGTCAGGCGGATCATCGAGGCGGATCTCTGGGAGATCTCGGTGGTGACCTTCCCGATGCTGCCTTCGGCGCGCGTGCAGAACATCAAGAATGCGCGGTGGTTCCGCGACAAGGAGACCGAGCTCGTCCGCGCCATGCGCCGGGCGGCACGGCAGATGCTGACCGAAACCTTCAGATAGGATTTTCACATGAGCGATATGACTGCGAGGACGGCGCCCGAGATCAAGGCTGTGCCGGAGACGATGACGGCTGCCTTCGACGATTTCATGGAAGCCTTCGAGGCCTTCAAGGAAACCAACGACCGGCGCCTCGGCGAGATCGAGGCGAAGTTTACCGACGATGTGGTGACGCGCGACAAAATGGACCGCATCAACCGCGCCATGGACGACCAGAAGAAACTTATCGACCAGCTGGTGCTGAAGAAGGCGCGGCCGCCGCTCGGGCGTTCGGGTGCCGGCGCTTCCGACAACGGCGAGCACAAGGCGGCCTTCGAAACCTATATCCGCCGCGGCGACGAGGCGGGGCTGCGCGAGATCGAGGCGAAGGCGATGTCATCGGGTACGGGTGCCGACGGCGGCTATCTGGTGCCGCCGGAGACCGATACCGAGATCGGCCGGCGTCTCTCGGTGGTTTCGCCGATCCGGGCGCTGGCGACCGTGCGGCAGGTTTCCGGCTCGGTGCTGAAGAAGCCGTTCTCGACCTCGGGCATGGCGTCCGGCTGGGTGGCCGAGACGGCGGCGCGGCCGCAGACCGGCAATGCCCAGCTTGCCGAACTCTCCTTCCCGACGATGGAACTCTATGCGATGCCGGCGGCGACGCAGGCGCTGCTTGACGATGCCGCCGTCGATATCGAGGCCTGGATTTCGGGCGAGGTCGATACGGTCTTTGCCGAGCAGGAAGGCACGGCTTTCGTTTCCGGCGACGGCACCAACAAGCCGAAGGGGTTTCTCGCCTATGCGGCGGTCGCCGAGGGCAGCTGGAGCTGGGGCAATCTCGGCTATATCCCGACCGGGGCGGCCGGCGCCTTTGCCGCGAGCGGCGCGTCCGACGTGCTGGTCGATGCCATCTACGCGCTGAAGGCGGGATACCGCCGCAACGCCAATTTCGTCATGAACCGCAAGACTCAAGGCATGGTACGCAAGCTGAAGGATGCCGACGGCCGCTACATGTGGCAGCCGCCGGCAGCGGCGGGCCAGGCGGCGACGCTGATGGGGTTTCCGGTCACGGAGGCAGAGGACATGCCGGATATTGCCGCCGGCTCGCTGTCGATCGCTTTCGGGGATTTCCGGGCAGGCTATCTGGTGGTCGATCGCACCGGGGTGCGGGTGCTGCGGGATCCCTATTCGGCGAAGCCCTATGTGCTGTTTTACACGACCAAGCGGGTGCGCAATGTGTGTATTGTGCATAAAACAGGCAGCAGCGCTAAGCAAGCACTTTTTCCAGCAAGAACAGTGCACTAGCCGACTGTGAAAGAGTTGGCTGCTTTGGCAGTCTTTGCTCGTCCTTCCTGAAAACTGGAACTAGTTTACTCCTGTAAGTTGAAACAGGAGATAACGATGCTTACTGAAGTTGAAACGATAAAGGCAGACACGAAGCTCGGATTTCGTGTCTGGGGAGTGTTCGATGGAGAAGTTTTTGACCGTACTTGGCCGTCTGCTGCTGCTTGGTCTGCTTGGCGGCGTTGCAATGAACGTCGATATCCAATTGAAGTCCGTGGCATGGCTAGCGAGGTCGCATGATGTTGCTGGTAACTGTGGAGCAGCAAGCGGTTTTGATCGCGAATAACCGCAACAAGGATGCCGATCATATCCCGGTCGTGAAGCTTTTCACGCCATGGGCATCAGCAACATGGCTCATCGTAGACATGGAGCCGGATGAAGACATGATGTTCGGACTTTGCGATCTCGGACATGGCTATCCTGAACTCGGCTATGTCCTGCTAAGCGATCTGGAAGAACTGAGAGGGCCAGGTGGTTTGCAAGTCGAACGTGACCTGCATTTCAGGCCAACGCGACCCCTGTCGGAATATACGATCGCTGCTCGTGCAGCTCGCCGCATAGTGGACGTTTGATGCAATGATGGCCCGGTCATTCCGGGCCATCATCATGATCTTTAAGGCATGTCTTGCCGTTGGGTGTGATCCGAGCACGAGGCTTTGCCCAATTGCCCATAGCATCGAGTTCGACCCAGCCTAGGTCGCGAGCCTCAAGTGCGGTCTTGAGACCTACATCCTTTGGTAAGTTCTTCCAGCGCCCAAGCCGCAAATGCTCCAGAAGCACTCTGATCCGTGCTGTTTGCATTCGCGTTTCCTCGTGAACGTATTCGCTAACTTATCCTCAGCGAGACTGTTCCGACGGCCTGGACTTTTTATGGGATTTTGATTGGACACAACCGATATCGTAGCGTACTAAGTATTATCGGCAGCCCAGAATACGAGGCTCGTTGCCGCTGTGAGTTTAGCCTTGCGCCCCAATACTATGGAGGATGCAAAGATGGAGCGGAACTCTGTCAATGTTGATTTCAAAGACAATCGATGGTGGGTACGCGTCGTTGAGAACGGTACTGTAACCGAGAAAGATTTCCTGCTCGAAAGTTACGCCCGGAGTTGGGCAAGCGGCCAGAAGGCCCGATTGAGGCTTTCCAGCGAGAACGCTGAAGCGGCAGAGTAGTCATACCGCACCTCCGTTCGCCAGCTTGAACAACAGCGCTTCTTGCTTATTGCGAAACGCTAGAACCCACTGATGGGCTTCGAGATCGTAGCCAACGGGTGCGATGTAGGACTTGTGCTCGCTGGCCAGTTTTTGCCATTCCTGCGCGGCGTCATCGTACACTTGCTGAACATCGGCAACGCTCTCAACTGCGTCAATTCGAACCTGTACCGGCTTTTGCAAGATCGAGTACCAGTGACGCCACCACTTGGTCTGCGCATCGGCGTGGAGCTTGTAGTGGCTGCTTTTGTGGCTCGCTGTCTTTTGGGTGAAAGCCGTCATGATCGAAATCATTCCTGCCAATACATTGCCGAGGTTCGAGGCTGGCGGTGAAGAAGCGTTCAAATAACCACCCGCGCTGAGTAGATTTTGCATCGGAGCGGACATTGCCTGCTGCTGTGCGATTTGATTGTTGGTGAGAGCCTGTGCGACGAGCGACTGATGAAGCGGATTGTTGTTCATGCTGCACCTCCCGACTTAGCGAAAGCCTTGCGTGCAACGTTGAAGTGATTGCCAATCATGCGCTGCTTTGCCATGAAGTCGATTTCCTGCTTCATTCTCGGTTTTTTTTCCGGCGCGCAGAACATCGAATCCCAACTGTGCTGCTGAAACCATTCGGCCCAGACTTTGTCATCGGCTTCCATTTCGGCTTTACGCATGTTCCAGCGATTGAGCCCGCCGAAGCGCGATAGATAACGGCGAGCCTCGTAGATTGCGAGGAAGATGAGTCTGGCCACCTTGTTCATGCTGCACCTCCCGACAAAAACTTGGACATTGAACCGAGGGCGTCGTGTACGTTGCCGTATTCGTCGCGGAGATAACGCGCTTCGGGTCTGTCTTCAGTCACATCGAGCCATTCCGAGTGCTGATCTACACGGTAGTGTGTGATGCGATGCGTGCCAAAGTCATCGCAATAGATTTCATAGGCGCGGATGACTTTGCCCGGATGAACGTCTTTCAGGTCATCGGGATTTGTTTCGCTCGGCTGTGATGCGAGCGTGTCGATGTAGTGGTAACAGTTTGGATCACGACGAAGCGCGATGCTGATCTTGAACGCAAGTAGGCCGATAATAGCACCGGCTAGCAGATATGAGATAAGGTAGGTCATTGAAAACTCCGAAAATTGACTTCGGAGTATTTACCTATCGAGTGCGAAATCAGCCCGGAAACGGCTGTATTTGAGCCCGTTTCATCGTGCCAGCAGTGGGCTAACGAAAAGCAAGAAGCCCATCGTGGCGATAAAGCCGATCCACGCAAAACCCATCAGCATGCCAAAGGCATCACCGGGTTGTTGAACGACGAACTTGCCAGCGAGTCTAAGGCCGAACCAAACCACGCTTGCGATCTGAAAGAAGAACCAAGCTAGGAACAAGAACGCTGCGATGTTAATTGCAAGGGAAACCATACTAACCTCCGACAAAACAGCAGCCGTATTGCCAGCGCTTTCAAAGGGCAAGAAGTCAAAATTAGAGAGCAAAAAGCCCGTTGAAATGACTGAACAACGGGCTCTTCACATTCGGAGGAAAACAAAAAGATTTTGAGCAGCTTTTTGTATTCGTATTTAGTCCGCAACAGCGTTCTGCTTGAGTTCTGCGACCCATTGCTCCACCGACAAAACTTCTACGATTGTGGGTTCGATAACGACCCTCGGTCTTGGGTCAGATCGCTTTGGCAATTGCTTGAGCGGTCGTGTTGGCTCGCGTAGTTCGATATTCGTAACTGTCCAAGGTTTGCTAGGATCGAGACGCTTGAAATTCATTTGTCTGCGCAAACCAGTGGTCGCCATTGCGCCAGACGTTTCAGCCCATTTTATCAATTCGTCTTTCGTGATTTGCCATGCAGCGCCTTCATTGCGCTTCATCCGATAATGGCGTTGAACCATGCTTAGGATTTCGTCTTTGGTCAATTTTTGTGTTCCTCGTGCGACTACGGGAGAGACGTAATTATCCCTCCCGTTTGAGCAGCCAGATCGTGATGTGTGATCCGTTCGTACTTATCAAATTACAGCCGTAGCTTTAGAGGTGCGATATTTGATTTTGTCGTGTTGCACGACATTTTGCTTCACTTAAAGTGAGGAGAAACGTGCAACGTTTTATGCCTTATTATAGGTCTAATTCGTTGCATGAGCACGAGGACAAAACGGAAGCGGAGCTCGGAAACAGAATGGCAAAAGCTGCAATTAATTGGCAGAAACAAATTGAACTCCAAAACACGGCCAGTGTATAAATAGACAGTGAACATGAAGTCTTGGAAACGAAGTGTTTACGCTTCGTCTAAGGCAGCAAGTTCATACCTCAAAAGAACGAATATGGACCCTGCTTGTTTTCCAAGACGCAAGCAGGGTTCGCCGTTTTTATAATGAGGTTTTAAAATGAATTTCGATACCATCAATTTGCAATATGTCAGCGCATGCGCAGGATCAGGTAAAACCACAGCAGCGCTATCGACAATGATCAACGGAGTAATCCGCACCGGTCAAAAATACATTCTCGCGCAGCCAACAAAGGAACTGATCAACAGCACGCTTCACCGCTTGTCATTTCAGGCGACAGGGAAGCCGATCAAGTACCGCGCAATCACATCGGACACAAACCCGCAAGAGGTACGTTCCGAGTTCATCAAAGCCGTTCTCGCTGGCGAAGAAGATATCATCCTCACAACGCATGCAACGATGCTCTCTTGCTGGAAGATCGCAGGTAAGAGCAAGTGGCATCTGATTGTTGACGAAATCCCAAGCGTTGATCAGTCGTTCGAAGAAAACCTGTCGATGACATGGAATGACTGGACGCAACATATCATGGTCGAAGATAACCCGGATGCAGACGGCGTGCTTGACGTGCATGTTCGCCCTGAAAGCATGGCGATTGCTGAGAAGTGGGCATACAACAAGCCCAACGACAGCGTGATCAAGGTTACGCAGCCGTTTTGGCAGATGGCCGTGAATGAAGCTTACGAACTTCATGTTGACCGCGCAAACTGGCAACGTGCTGGCTACCAAGATACGGCATATTTGACCGCGCACGGCACGCTAGCGCCGATTGTTTTCTCCGGTTGGGAGAAAGTCACGATCATGGGCGCTAACTTCGAAAACTCGCTGATGTATCGTATCTGGCAGCGCAAGGGCGTCACGTTCGCCGCAGACACGACTATTGTTGTCAGCGCACCTACGCATAGCGAAAAGACCGGCAAGCGCACACGCATCAAGTACCTGACCGAAAACAACTGGTCCAAGAGCCTCCGTAACAAGATCGGTATGGACAAGCTCACCGCTGCATTGGCCTCGCATGTGCACGGCGATTACATTTGGGTTGCCAACAATGATGTCGATGACGCCGACTGGAAACTTGCCAACGGCAAGCGCCTCAAGCCCATCACGCACGGCCTGAACTCTTACATGCACCACACGCAGGCTATATTCCTCGCTGCGCTTAACGACACCCCGGCTCACTTCAAGTGGCTGCAAAAGATGTACGGCATCGAAGGCGGTGAAGTGAGCGAGGCGAAGGCTCAAGAGGCTGCTTATCAGATGGTCATGCGTACGAACCTGCGCATGCCTGATGACGACAAGCAGGTAACGTTGATCGTTGCTGACCGTCGCACTGCCGATTATCTCTGCTCGCTGCTGCCGGGATCTAAGCAAGACTTCATCGACCTGGGCATTAAGGAACTCGGCAAAGGCCAGCGCACTCGTAATAGTGTTAAGCCCGCCAAGACGGCTACGGAGCGATCACAGGAGCATCGTAAGCGCGAGGAAGCACGCTTGAAGGCGGTCGAACAGCTCGGCGCTGTAGTCCAAGAGGTCAACGGCGCTTTGCATCTGACCGATGTGCCGATCAACGTGAGTTTCGAGGAAAGCATCTACTCGACCACCTTCGCTGAGACACAGTTCAAGTCGTGGGACGAGTTCAAAGACCTCCTGCATACGGTCTGGCAGAACACAATCGCCAAGAAGGAAGACAATCTGCTGATGAGCGGTGCACGCTTTTCGGCAGATGAAAAGTCCGAGACCAAGAAGGGCTTGGATGCGTTCGTTTACAGCCAAGTCCTACAGCTGGATTTCGATGACAGCGAAATGGACCCGGATTTGGTCGCCTTCATGCTCAGCGATATCCGCCACATGACCTATAACAGTTTCAACAATGGCCGTGACGGCTTGTTCCGCTTCCGCGTTGTAATCCCTCTGGCGGCTCCTGTTGACCGTGAAGGCTACGAGACGCTGTGGGACATTATGGCCGAGCGTGTACGCGCCAACAGCTTTACAGTGGGCAAGGAGAAGTCACGGAAGGATCGAGTATCCGGCTTGGACGTATCGAAGCGCACCCCAGCAAGTTGGATGTACATGCCATCGCAAGCGAAGGTGAAGGCTAACTCGTACTGGTCCGATAATTTCGGTGTCTCAACTGCCGAAGTCTTGAACCCAGTCAAGTTCCTCAAGCGCACGCCGGTTGAACGCCCTGATTATATCGAAGTGTCCGCAGTCGATAATCGCGACGAGAAGCTGAAAGCACTCATGACAGCGATCAACGCTCCACGCGCAATGAAGAGCGATGCACTGGAAGCCGATAGTGCGCAGCGCAAGCGTGACCAGTATGCGGAGAAGCTTTCGCAGCGTTGGCTAACAGAGGAGAGCGCAGGCAACATGCTCAGCGGCATGATCCCTCGTTGGTTGGCTGAACGCGGCTTTAGCCGTGAAGAAATCAACAACTGGTACAACACCAACTTTATGAGCCGTCCCGGCTGGCAAGCGCACAAGTCGAATTGGGACAAGCAAATCAAGAAATACGTAATCTGAGAACGACAATGACAAAAGCAAAAACATTCATGAGCCCTCCACCATTCGAGGGCTCATACGACAAGAAGACGACAGTTTGGTTTCTGTACGATCATGAAATCGCACAGTGGGCAGAAGTACATGCGCATATGGCAGATACGAACGTCTGGTACACCGACGAGAAAGGCAATCTGAAAATTATCGACCACAACATGATCGATAAAACAATCGATGGTGTTCGATGGGTAATGCCTGAACCTGAATACATTTCGATGAAGTTCGATGACAAGAAGGACAAGCTTCTAATGGTGTTGGTGATGATGCTCAACGCTGGCGAAATCGCAGCACCATAAATGCGCATTTTGAGCGCTAAGACTGATGGATTCGGCGCTAAGGACTAAATACTAGCGAAGTTAAAATAAGAAGGAGAAAACTCCCAATGATCAAAAGACCACACGAATTTCCAGAGTGGATGAGCATCGTCGGCACAGTCCGATTGCTCGTAGATGCTGTAAACAAACTCGTCAGCGAAAAAGAGCAGGCGATGGTGAACAACGCCATTCTTCCCGATGCGCTTATTCCTAGCAATACCATTCATAATCCAAGCGTGCGCATCACGACAAAGCCAAATCCGCAAACGTGGGACGAGGCAATGGAAATGCTCAACGCGGCACAAGAATTCTTCGCAGCACGAACAGGTGAGGTGAAGAAATGAGCAGCAAGGAACAAAGCGAACAGCAGAAGCAAACGCGAAAACATCTGCAAGTATGAAGGCAGTTTGGGCTGCTCGTAAAGCGCAGAAGGAACACGATGCAATTCACAGCGTAATGCCGCGCAACACTCATCCGAAGAAGTTGAAGCCCTCGTTGTGGGAAGCTTTCAAGCAGTGGCTTGGAGGTGTTCTATGAGCATCGCAGATTTTGCAACGTGGCTTTCGTCATTTTCCGCTTGGTGGCTTCTGTTGCCTCTAGTTCCTGCTTTCATCGCGGGTATCGTGGAGGGTCTGAAACAATGAGCGACCTTCATATCGTTGTAGACATTTTCATGCACATGGATGCACCTGCACCAAAGCCGGAAAACGAAACACCGGCAAAGCCTCAGCGACTTGATCCGATCAAAGAACTGCGCGAGACAAGCGGCCCTATCCAGATCGACTACTCGGTTCGCTATCAGGCGGATCGCACTAACGGCTTTATGGACTTCACCAAGGCGGATCGTCGTTGGCTTAACGCGCTAATCGGTGATCTAAGAACAGTACGATTGGCAGATAAAGCCGACCGCGTAATCATGGACGGCGTTGCTAAGGCTCGCACTCGTCATTTCACCGGCCAGACATGGCAGGAGTTCATTGACGGCATTTACGCGGACAAGGTGAAGAGCGGTTACGAGTTCACGCAGAACCAGATGAAGAACCTTTGCAAGCTTGTTGGCCTCCTCAGCAAGGGCAAGACACTCGCCGGCTGTGGCTCGCTTGTCTTCAAGGAGAACGTCAGCGGTTCGGAGATTAAGCTATGAGCACTTACACGAAGGCAGTCATCGACGGTAAGACGGTCTGGCTTCCAGCACAGCAAGAGGCCATCGCATTGCCGAAGCCAGCGGTAAAGAAGCCAAAGCTGCACGAGCCGAAGCGCGTGGGCAGGCGATTTCGAGAACGTACGAGATGGTACTAATTTCTTGGAACCTCATAGCTCCACGCAGGTTAACACAGTGCCGCTCGGCGCTTTGATTAACGTCATAGAGCAGACTTGCCCAAGTCCATGCAAGTCGAGCGGCAGTTCTCAATCTGGCTACCAAACTGCGCCGTGGGAAACATCGGCGCATTTTTTTTGGAACCATTTTCAAGCTTGGACGTTCGCAATGCGTAACGTGTTCCGACCAACCGCACGTTTATCCTGCTTCCCTTCCTAGGCAGGAAATGAAAGCCCACGCTAAACTCCAGCAGCGTGGGCTTTTTTGTGCGCGAGCGAGATCGTTCCACCGGATGGGGCTGGGTTAAAGCCTAGGTTAAGTGAAACGATCTCTTGCGCAGCAGTTCAAACTGCTGCACAAGACCAGCCTACACCTTTTGCGGCTAATGTCGATGGCCTACTACCGAACGCTCATTGTGACCGCACATACAGGCCAGCCTCTTCAGCAGCCGCTATAAACGCCTCACGAGCGTCATCCGCTGGCCTTCTACCTTCGAGCACTGCCAGGCATACCCGACGAGCGCGGCTGTATTCCTCGCCGCTCTCAATCGGCCATTTGTGCAGGAGATAATAAGCGGCATCTGCGGTAGTGTAGATGGTCCGGTAAACGTTGTAGCGATCGATGTTGAGTTCGACGCCTTTGCTCCAACGCTCACTCATGAAAACCTCACCGCATTGCTCTCACCAACATGGACGACTTTCTTATCACGGATCAGCCGCATGAGACACTGATAGACGTTTTCAAGGTCATGGCCCTTGGCAACCATAGGCGGGCCAACACGTTCGAGGCTGATAAGCTTCTCGTCAGTCGCGCCCTGTTCGGTCATCACGGCAATGAAGTCGTCGTCAATTTGATCCATGATCTTCCGTATGGAACAAGTCATGAACATCGTCAAGAAGACTGTGCTAAATCAGACTTTTGAAAAATACGCACGAACGGCCGGTGCACGAACCGTGTATATCCACAGAACATACACCGGCGCCCCTCGCAGGTCGAAAGTATTATGATATCGCAATCATCAGGTCCGCAGGATCACTCGTAGCACAACCTTTAATTTGTCGGCTAGCGTTCATTAGGGTTATTCACCGCGAACATCGAGTGGGATCGTCGGAGTGTTCACGCGGCCAATGTCATCGGCAGTTTGCTTTATCTCATCAAGCACATTGAGTTTCGGCACGTTCAATCGAGAACGCCAGCTTACGACGATCTTGCCAATCGGAATGCCACGGAGGTCACGAACACCACACTCGTACATGATATCCGTGCCGACGCTGCGCATTGAAGCTCGGAGATAGGTCGATTTGATCTTCTCGATAGGCCAGACGCCGCATGCGGTATGTTCCTGATCTGGAAACAAGACCGCGTTGATTTCAGCCGTGATCGCGTTGGGTACTTTGTCGAAGTTGTCGGGGATGAAAGCAATGCCCTCGCTAACGTAGGGGCAATGCACGTTTGCATAATTCCAGGGGACACCACCAAGGCCATATGCACCGTTGCTAAACGCCCAATAGGTGGCTCTGTCCGCACGTAATGATCTGCCCAACTCATCAACTGCCCCGCACGTCGCAGCGTCGCGTGGGATGCTCTCTTGGAGGCGCTGAGCTTCTTCAACCGGGGAGGGCTGCGCATGTGAGAAGAACGCGGCCATGTTCAGCCTGTCAGTGACACTCATGTAGCCGAGAAAACCCATGCCGCCGAGCATGGCAATGATGAAGATTACGGCGATGAACGAGAAGGGATTTTTGCTGAACTTATCGACAAGAGCGACGAGCCCATTGGGGATGAATGAGAGGTCCATTTACTGCCTTTATGGAAACGCGGGAACATCCAATATTTAAACGGATGCAGCGCTTTGAGGCATCAAACGGACGGCTGGAGGTAAATACGAGCGAAGTTATTTTTCGAGGTATTTCCAATGACCGTCAGACACAAAGTGTTCGTTACCACGCCACTACTCCCGCACTTCAACAGAGCCGTTGAAGCCCTTCGACACCGTACCAATCCTAGTAGCAATGAAGAATTCGCGTTCCAGATTAGTCGTGAAATTCAAAACCAAGTAGCAAGCCAATTCGAAAAGTTCGACGGACACCCTGATCAACCAAAGAGCGTTAGGGTCGAGCGGATTGACACCGCTGAAGACTTCATTACTGCAATTGTTTCATTCGAGAGCCCAGAAGCAGCGATGCTGTTCAAACTCACCTATGGGGGCGAGTGATGAGCAAGTACCGCAACAATTTCGAAGCCAAAGTCGCAGCAAGCGTTGGTCCAACATTCAGCTACGAAACGACCAAACTCCCTTACACGCTTTCGCATACGTATCTGCCCGATTTTATCGATGAGCAGAACAAAAGCATAGTCGAAGCGAAGGGCCTTTTCGATGCAAGCGACCGCCGCAAGATGAAAGCAATCCGGCAGCAATACCCGGATTGGAACATCACCATCGTATTTCAAAATCCCGATAAAAAAATCACAAAGACGAGCCTCACGAGTTACGCGGACTGGTGCTCAAAGAATGGCATCGCGTGGAGGAAAGCATAATGAACAAGTTTCAACGGCTGGCGGGCGCAACTAAGCATATGGCTCTTTGCAAGGCCCTTGGTGGTGAAGAATTGCACAGCGAGATGGATGCTGTTTTCGCAGCGACAAAGGAGTTTAACAACGAGGGTTTCGATGCGATATTTGTTTCGTCACACGTCCGATATTTGTTGTGTGACCTACGCGTGAAGCCCGATCCAAGCAAACTCATTCATATGAGAGATTGGGCAGATCGATTCGAGACATTTTGGCTCAGTCAATCGGATAAAAGATGGAACGATTTTCTTTCGACCATGAAAGAAATTGTCGACCTGTTGAAACTAGACGAAGCGACAGACGAGTACACAAATGCTTTGATGCTGTGGAAACTCACCAATGGAGGTGAGCAATGAGTCGTGCTGTAGGCAAGTACCTCCAAGCCATCCGCGACCAGCGCTTAATCCTGGACGAGTACCGCGACTTTGAGGCGGATATCGAAATGTTTGCTCTGACGATGGCCGCTGTTAACGGCAACACGCATGTTGCTGCTTTTGGCAGTCAAATCGCTGACTACCATCACAACCTCGATGCAGCTGCCCAACGCATTAAACACGCGCTGGATATCGGTGGCGTCGTGGATATCTCGGACACAAATGTCGGCCATGACATTCGCTGTCTCATGGACGCATACAAGACCGGCGCGTTTCTCGGCAGCAAGCAACGAGCCCGCGACAATCTCCTAGCCGTGGATTTCTACGACCGCATTGGCAAGATGCCCGACGACGATATCCATGTGACTAAATTTGCGATCCCGGTATTCAGCAAGCCGAATAAGGCGATGAGCACTGATGCCCTACACATGGCGTTCAATAACCCTCAGCGGCAGAACGTGGTGTTGGCGAGTTTCAAGGACAACAAGGAAGCGGTGGCGTATCGATTGGCGGTGAAGTGATTTGACCGTGGCGTCACCTACGGCTTTGGCTCGATATCAAGCAGTTCACGCATCACTAGTTCCTGCTTATATTCCTCGGCCCATTTGATCGTAAGCATTGCCGAAGGCGCGTAGATTACGCGCGTCTGTGGATCACCGAAGGTTCCATCTTTCTTCGCATTCGCAACCTCAAGCACTTTTGTGTCGATGCTGCATCCACCAATGACAACTGGCGGATTGGCCTTGATCGTGATCTGTACTTTTCTGGCCGGGCCGTTTTTCCATTCGGTAGCATTTTCTCGATAGCGGAATTTCTTTTCATATACAGTTGGGCCTTGTGTCGAGAGGACAGTGGCTAGATCGACGCCAAAGTCCGCTTCACTTTCAAATGTCTCGATCTCGCCATTGGCTGCTTCGGTCTTCGAACTCGATGTCGACTGAGGCATTATCAGCCCATAGGGGATGATTGTTGTCCTCCTCGTGTTCGTGCTTTCCTCCTTTACGACCAGGCTTTTCTCAGCGACGTCGAAGTAAGATTTGAACGTGCGCTTATTTCCGCCAATGTAGGTCTGAACATAACTCGCGGGAACGCCTTTGTTGAGCGAAGCGCATTGTTCGAAGGTCATGTTCGCATAGGAAGTCGAGGCGAGGCAGACAAAACTGAAAGAAGTTAAAGCATAGAGTTTCATGCATCTGTTCCCTGCAAACTTGAGTTGAGAGAGCCATATTCGCGGCAAGATGGTATGCGGTCAAGAATTCACGCAAGAACTTGAAGGCTGGCGTCCAATAATTCCACAGGATAAGTCGAGGCACCCACTTTAACGGCCAGCAAGAGAGGCAGATAATCCTCCGTACAACTCACGGAGGATTTTCAGTTTATGGCAGACCCGATTGCAAGTTGGCTCATGGGTGTCCTGAACGCGAAGCTGATCACCACACGTAACGGGGTCTTCTTCATCGGCCTGGCACTGATATGCGGCGTTGGCTTTAACCTCAATAGCGATCCACCAAAGCCATTCTACGCATGGGATGGCGTGTGGGGCCTAGTGCTGGCTATCGGCATAATGTGGGTGATCCTGTCGGAGTGGAAAAAGCAGGCCGACAAAACTGCGCAGGCGGTAAAGGAAAAGACCGAGAAGGATGAGAAGGAGGCAACTGCTAAGCGTGTCGCGGTCCGCAAGTCGGAGATTGCATATGAGAACGTGAAGCGGTTGGAGAGAAAAGAAGCCCAAGCATTGATGTGGTGGTTGGGTCAAAACCAGCGCAGGTTCACTGCGGCTCAGAATGCACCTGTGGTGCTCACGCTAAAGAACTACTACATCATTCGGGAGACAAAGGACGAAGAAGGGCTGTTCACACCGAATATGTTCTTCATTGAACCCACGATATGGGAACGGCGAGAAGAAATAATCAGAGGGCTCGTCAATCAGGGTTATGAGCAGCCGAGGTCGGATGAGTCGACAAAAGCGAATAACTGGGTCGTCTAGGTAACAACAGGAAAACAACGAGACTTTAGACGATCCTGTAAATGAACTTGCACGCTGCACGGAATCAAATTGCACGGTTCTGTAAATCAACACAGGAAGCAGTAAAGCAAGCCAATCCTCTCAGATATTCCACACCGAAAAGGTAGACCATAGCGAGGGCAAGCATTTTGTGCCTTTACGATCAAAGGGCAACCGAAAAGATCGCTCGCCCTTTAAGTTTTTTGGCAACAGACAAACAACGCTCCTATTGTGTCAGAGGAAACGTTGTGCAATGCAAAACAAATACGTCGCTTACTATCGTGTCTCCACGCAAATGCAGGGCAAATCCGGATTGGGTTTAGAAGCGCAGCGTGTTGAGGTCGAACGCAATACAACAAATGGCGAAGTGATCGCAGAATTCACCGAGATTGAATCCGGCAAGCGCGACGATAACAGACCACAATTGCAAGCCGCGTTACAATGCGCTCGTGAAAGCGGAGCAACGCTCGTAATTGCAAAGCTGGATCGCCTATCTCGTGATCTGCATTTCCTCACCGGTTTCATCAAACAGAACGTGCCGTTTATCGCTTGTGATCTACCACATGCAAATAAGTTCACGCTCCACATAATGGGTGCTGTAGCGGAGCAGGAACGCGATTTTATCTCAGAACGCACAAAAGCGGCAATCCAAGCGAAGATTGCAGCAGGAGCGCAGTGGGGAGCAAATACGGCGAAGAAGGAGAAAGCCAATACTTTTGCTGGATCGCTTCAAGAAACCCTACGGGGGCTCATAGACAGCGGTATCGATACACCAGCGGCTATTGCGAAGGAATTGAATGCTCGTGCAATCCTGACACCACGCGGAGCGCAATGGGGGACTGGACAAGTTGTCCGCTTGCTTGCTCGGATCGATGACATTAGCAGGAACTAATTCGTTACGAATAAGACCTATAATAAGGGGTAAAACGTAACGAAGTTCATGCAACGAATTAGACCTATAATAAGGCATAAAACGTTGCAAAGCAGATAGCCCATAGGGCGGTAATAATCAGGGTTGCAACGTCAACCGAAAAGATTTGCAAAAACAGGAAATCAGCGCTCGCCCTTTGGCTCAACTGGAAACAGGAAGAGAGCACGGCAGCAATTGTGCTGCTGGTGCAAAGGTAGATCGAAATGACGAACGCACTCGAACTTCTCAAGTCCGCAGCAACGACCGGTGTAATCGGTGGTCAGAGCCCGCTGGAAATCTTCTACAGCAAACTGCGGCAGCAGTTGAAGTTCGCGAACGAGATGAAGGAAGGCAAAGAGCACAAGACGCGCAGCCTGTGGTTCCGCAAAGATCGCGATGGCTACGTTGTCCGCATCGGACGCAATGCATTCGAGGTTGCGGGGTCCAAGTTGTTCCGCGCTGCTGATCTCGACAAGGTGATCGAAATCCTCACGGCGGCTGAGATGGCCGTGCAACAGGATCAGAAGCTGCAAGAGGTAATCGTCAAGCATTCGGCTGATCGCAGCGCTCGGCTGAAGGCTGGACGTGCGAAGAAGAAGGCGAAGTAAACGACAACATCAGTTAGCGCGAACTGATGGAGCCCTAGTCGGAAACGGCTAGGGCTTTTCCATGACCTGTAACGGGCCAGGTGCTAGCGTTGTGCAATGCAGCCAGCGGCACCAATGGAGGCTCACACAGCGCGTTGCTGGATCTCCACGCAACATGGCGCAGCGCAGAGCAGACGCCAGTCCTGAGGTAATCTGAGGGCTTTACACGTAGAGTCCTTAGGAGGCTCAAGGAATTGCGGGGATGGCTGGCTAGTGTCCACATGCAACGAATAGCAGCGCGCCAGTCCTAGACGCTCCTATGGACCCTGTGAGCGTTTTCCTACGTAATGCTTGCTAGCCAGCTGCACCCGCGCACACGCACCACCCCCCGTAGCCTGCACAAAAACCTATATACACCCTCAGCCTATTGATACGATATTGAGAAACGTTTCATTCCTCGTAATCCTTGATCTGTTCCGCCGAGAGACTAGCGAAGCGCAGTGGCAAATCGATCAAATCGTGTTGATCTTTCATCTTGAACATTACGAACTTCTCGGCAGATGTTCCGTAAACAAACGTATGGTTCGCTTCAACGCTCAGAATGTAGCATTCGCAACGATATAGGATCACCAGCGCCTCAATTGCATAAAGTTCTCCCGGTGCGCCTTTCAATGCATAGACCAAGGAAAACGGGCCGCCAGCAATCGTGACGAAAGCCGCAATGATGGCGTCTATCCGATCCATGTTTTCTGTGTCGCTGCGACCGTTTTTCATGTCGATGATCTGAACGGTGTTGCTACGCACCGTCTTGTTAACGTAATGCAGGTGGTAATATTTCGTCACGGCGAATTGCTTCGTGACCGCCTTTAAGCGTCGATTTGCTTCCGCTGCGGAAACCCTGTTGCTCAGCATTTCATCTTCCAAAAATTTTGATAAGGGCTGCGGTAATAATCAGGAGGCGGAGCTCGCGTTCAGGCTGGCTTTTTATCCAAGCCATGATAGCCACTTTTAAAATTCAACAGGGCAGCCTTGCCCTTTTTGGTCTTGGCGCTGCCTTGGACGACAACAAAACTTTGAAGACAGTCGTTCTGCGCGTAAAACCAAGCCAAGGTCGGGAATTCAGCTGCAAGCGCTTGGAGACTCGGCATATCGGCATCTTTGCCATCATACACGAAGCAGTGCTCATGCTTCCGCTTCGCCGTGGCAAATTGCGTCAAAGCCTTTTTCAAATTCGACCGATTGAACGGGCGTAGACTTGTTGGCAAGCGATCATTGTAAAACAGCACCGTTTGCGGTTCTGGCATTTGTTCGATTATTTTTACAATGACGAGTTCTTTTACGGGTATTTCCCAATTCGTTAATTGACCAGTGAGGCGGTCAGCGAACTCTTCGGGCTGTACTGGCTTATCAAACATGCGGTCTTCCAAATCTTTGATATAGTCTGCTTCTGAATCGGGAACCTAGACGCCACCGGTTAAAGCGGCGTCCACGGCTACGGTGAACGAATTCACAATGCCGTCTTCCAAAGAACGGCATTGCGAGGGTCAGAGAAGCACGCGTACGAGCCTTCATGCTCCGAGCTCTCCGCTTCCACTGCAAAACTGACAAAACTGCCGAGGCCGACAAATTCGTCATAGCGGCGGTCTCGCTCAATCTCGTCGGGTGACGGCCATGATTTTCCGAGCTTCACAGGGCCGCGCAGATAGTCGCCCGCGTCGAGCACCTTTGGCTGTTGCGATAGCCTCGTGATGATTTGCCGAAAGGCGCTGGCATCAACCGGGAAACGCTTGTTCGTCACTGGATCTCGCCGGTTCACATTCATGAACCGCACCTGTGAGCCAGCGTACCATTCAGCCACGTAGATGAAGCCATCGTGCCAGACCTCGACCGTGCCATTGCTGACACGGTCAAAGATCGAGACGAGGTGTTCGATAGAGGCGTCCATCACGCGGCTACCTCGAACGGCGGGATTTCGAGTTCGATTAGGGAGAAATTGGCACCGGCCAACTTGCAGAGAATTGCATCCTGCTTGCTTGGGAAAGCGGCGAAGATGAAATCCACGTTCTTCGTCACGTCATCCGATTCAAAGCTGAATCGCGCGAGAGGCACGTCGAAGCCGTCAGTATCCAGGTATTCTAGGTATTGATGCCCCTGTACCACCATCAGACAAGGATAGGTGAGAAACTGGTCGACAGCCTTGTACAAGCTGGCAGGCTTGATTGCGAAATTTTGGCTAATCAGCGCGGTCGCCTTACTGCCAGGATAGTAGCGGCGGTAGAACAAGTCACCCCACTTGTGCTTCAGGCGACCCCAGTGCATCACGTTGTCGGCAAAAACCTTAACGTTGATCTCGACCCCCGGCGGCAGGTCAGGCGGAAAGTCATCAGGCACGGTCACAGACTGCATGTGCTGCTGGAACTGGCGGATGAAGGTATGGGCGGATGTTTCAGTCATTTCTAATCCTTTGGAAATCATGGGTAGGAATGGCGGCATGAACCGCCGCCATTCGTGCAATTGGTTTGAGTTGGGTTAGCGTGACCTGCGCTTGATCTGGGCGATCAGGTTACGTTCTGCCCGATACCGGCTCGTGTTATCACCGCTGACGCAGTGAGGCACGATCCCGCAGAACTCGCCCTTGACGAAGATGCGCAGATGCCGCTTGCCGCGAGTGATCGCAAAATCATCGGTTGCTTCGAGCGCCTGATAGATGCGCTTCGGGACATGGTGCCGGTTCATGGGAAAATCCGCTCCATGTCCGCGCCGAGCTCGTCGACCACATCGTCAATTCGTTCAGCCGTGTACGCGGGCATAGCGTAGCCGTTAACCGGCTTGTTGAATCGAGCGAAGTAGAACGCGGCTGTCCTCAATTCGAGAACGACCCAATAGACCTGCTCGCCGCGAAGCAACGCCACGGCGAACCCTTCCGTCATCTCAGCGATGAGGAACAAATGGCCGTTCACGACCTTCACACGGACGAACCGAACAAAGTCCGGTACGTAACTAAAGTCAGTTCACCAATAATCTTGGGTAGGTTAAGCATCGAAAAACACCTGTAAGGAATAGCCAGACAATATGTCTCACCGGCAGCACCGGCGGAAACCGCTCAATTGGTTCGATCTCATGACGTCTTAAAGTAACGTCGGATTTGAGCGTTTTGTACTGGGTTCCTATATTCGCGTTGATGTCGTTCGATCTTCTGAGGACTTTATAGGCCCGAACCAACCTATTTTGTCCATAAAAAAATTGCGGCGAATCAGACTCTTTTTAAAAGTCGTGGAAAAACAGAGACTTGCAAAACGTAACTTTGCATAGTCGTTGTCTTTTAGGTCGATTTTGAGCTGAATCGCGAGGGCGTTTTAGTGCTTGGACGGCTCTTGCAGAGCAGGGGTCACGTCCTCGTAACTTGCCTCGATGATGTTATGGCGTTCACCGACGCGGCTTAGGAAGTCACCGAAACTCGGACCGAGATTGTGCTCAATCTTCTGCTCTTGAGGTGCTTGGCTGATGATGTAGCGCAGCAATTTGTCCTGCGCGCTGACCTTGCTGGCCTCGTTCTTGCCATTGATGGCCTGATCGATCATCGCATCGAGGATTTCGGGCGCAGCTTTCCAAATCTTCTCTTTGGCCCATTCCTCTCTTGGAGGACGGCCAGCCGGGTTACGTGATGGCTCGCCCTTCTGCACGCCGATCGCCTTCAAGCGCGCATGCTTCTCAGGGTCTACCTTCAAGTTCTCTGGTTTTACGGTTCGATCTCGTCTCGCCATTGCTTACTCCTCGATTACAGTTCCGCCGATCTGCTTGAGGAAGGCGAGGGCGTCGGTGTCGTGTAGGAAGTTGATGCGGAAGTAATCGTTCGTCACCTCGTACACATCGTAGTCAGAGATATGCTGGCTTTCGATCCACTTGCCGTAGCGATCATTCACCCACTGCGAAACAGCAGCGAGTTTCGCAACGGGATCGATAGCAGCATCGGGGCTTTCTTCGAACCACTTATTAAGCTGTCCGCGCTTAAAGCCTTGCGCAATCACCATGTGCACTTTCATCAGTTTGCCTTTTCAAATTGATCGGGTACACGTATTTAAGACCAAACAGTGATTTGAAGCACGAAATGGAAAGGTTGAACGAATATGGCCGATATCGAAAGCATTAAAGCGAAGCTTGCGCCGTTTTTGAATGCAAAGAAGACGGATCGAATCGGGCTGCTGCTGGTGGAAGCAGAGAAGCAGAAGCAGTTGATCCGAGACTTGAAGAACCAGTCTGGAAACATCGTCGCACAGAAAGATTGGATCGCGCAGACCGATACCGGCTACAGCGTGAAGATCGGACGAGCGGCATATCCGTACTATGATACCCCCAAGGCAAAGTTCTACGTTGACGATCTAGATCAGGCTCGCGAAGTCATCGACGGCATCATCGAACTCGCGAAATCAGATGACGCTTTCAAGGAAGCGATCAAGAACCACAACGCGAAGCCAAGTGTCTCCGAGCATCGGATAGGTGAAGAAGAAGTGGACCGACCAAAGCGCGGACGTAAGAAGAAAGCAGCTTAAAACAGAGCCCCGGAAACGGGGCTTTTTCATTTGAAGCAGCGGAAGTACATGCCTCGGTAAATATCCGGTCTTAAACAACCGGTTGTTACTTTATGGCATTGACAGAACAGCAGCAGGAGCAATTCCAGCGCCTGCTTGCGATTTGGCGCGTAGATATCGCCGCCTTCGCACTCGACGTCTTCGGCGTCGTACTCACAGCAAAACAAATCGAATTTGCAATCGCCTTCCGCGATAACAGGCAAATCACATTCCGTGGCGGCGTTGGCTTCGGCAAAACGATGGTGATGAGCATCATCGTTTGGTGGGCATTGCTCACACACAACGATGTGCAAGTTACGATCTTCGGACCTAACGAAGGCCAGCTCAAAGGCGGTATCTGGAAAGAACTGACTTCCCTCTATGGCAAGATGGATGCAACGCTTGGCGATGCATTCGACGTAACAGCGACCCGCATATCACGCAAAGTGAAGCCATCGGATTGCTTCGCGGAGTTTCGTCTTGCGAACAAGGATAACATCGCTTCGACGCGTGGTATCCACAAGACCAATAACTTTGTGCTCGTTGACGAAGCCACCGGTATCGATGAGGAAATCTTCACCGGATCGCTCGTCAACATCCTGACCGACCCAAATCCAAAACTGTGCTTGGTCAGCAACCCCGACAAGATCGACAGTTATTTCTACCGCACCTTCTACGATGAAGGCATCAACGGCGACTGGACTAAAGTTCACGGCGCTATGATCGATGGCCGCAATGCTACGCCCGAATTGATCGAGCAGATGGCAGGCCAGTACGGAGGCAAGACAACCGACAAATACCGAAGCCTCGTGCTTGGCGAGTTCCCGCTTAGCGATGTGAACGGCTTGATTCCTCGCGATGCTGTTGAGGACGCAATCAACAACGTCGATGCAATCCCTGCACCTTCTCGCCCGATCATTTGGGGCTTGGACCCTGCGGGCGCGGGTGGTGACAGAAGCGTGCTCGTAAAGCGCCAGGACAACAAAGTCCTAGAGACGCCCAAGGAGTGGCGCAAACTCGATCCGGTGCAGTTGGCATACAAGGTACGAGATCACTACTCCGAACTTGCAAGGCTCCGTCCTCACGAACTGCCACAGGTCATTTGTGTTGACGCTATCGGTATCGGTAGCGGCGTTGCTGCTGCGCTCAGCGATTTCGGCTTGCCCGTTAAGAAGGTCATCGCCAACGCGAAGCCTACACGCAAGCCTGACCTTTATCGCTCGTTGCGCGATCAGCTTTGGTGGGAATGCCGACAGTGGTTCGTTGATGGTGGCGTAAGCATTCCTGACCACTCCGACCTGATCCGCGAACTTTGCACGCCGACCTACGAAGAAGACAGCGGCAAGATCGTCGTGGAAAGCAAGAAGGCAATCCGCAAACGTCTGCATGCGTCACCTGACTATGCGGACGCTCTGTGTCTGACGTTCGCAGTGGCAACCGGCCAGTACGGTGGAAAGTACAGCTGGAGCAAGCCAATCGGCCCTAGTGATCTCCGCATGTACGAGTGAGCACCAAACCGGCGTTCCTGAATAAATATCTCATCCGAACCCTCAACGAGACAGCGGGCTTACCGCTGCGAAAGGGCCTATGGCAAAAGAAATTAAGAAGAAGGCGGTCGATGAAACCGCCCTAGCCAATCGCATTGCCAAGATGGCGAGTGAGGCGGTTGGCGTTTCAGCAACGAACATCGCGAATAAGCAGCAGGAGGCAGAACGCCGTTACTTGCGTAAGCCGTTGGATGGCGACGACGCGATCAAGGGGCGCTCCAAGTTTGTAAGCGGCGAGCTTACGTCACAGGTGGATTGGCTAACTGGCGTAACGGTCAAGGTTTTCGACACTCAGCGCGAACCCGTCAGTTTCCTAGCAATGACCGCTTCACAGCATGACGTTGCGTTGGCAAACCAGATGACGAAGGTCGTAAACAACCTTCTCCGTCAGCGAAACAAGCACACTGTCCTGCTGCACGAATGGCTCAAGAACGGCTTTGTCACTGGCACAAGCATTGCGACGGTTCGTTTCGTCGTCTGCGAGGAAGAGACGCTTCCGCGTTTGGTCCGAGGCGTCACAGAGGACAAACTTGCGCAGATCAAGGCGCAGGAAGATGCCGGCAAACTGGTCGTTGAGGAATTCAGCGAGAGCGAAGAGCAGCCGCAGTTGCCACCTGGCCTTCCACCCGAAGCCGCTGCACTCGTCCAGTTGCCCAAAGTCTACGACATGAAGATCCGTTACAAGAGCAAGCGACCGGACCTCTATATCGAAAACCTACCACCGGAAGATTTCATCGTCTCAAAGGATGCTCGCCTAGATCAGAAGACCGGCGGCATCAGCGCAAAGCTGCAAGGCCACAAGCGTATCATCAGCCGTTACGACTTGATCGAAATGGGCTTTGACGAAGCGAAGGTGAAGAAAATCCCTTCCGCAAGCGACAACAACAGCGGCATTGCGAACGAGCGCTCTGAGGTCACCGATTACCAGCAAGGCGTTGGCGATGTAACCGATGACGTTCAGGTGTACGAGATTTACACGAAGACGGTCATCGATGACGCGAAGCCTCGCCACTATCGAATTACGCTCGGTGGCGATCTCGACAACGGCGCGGTCTATTTGGGCCACGAGGAAGTCAGCAAGTTTTACCCGTATGCGCCGTTTGTGCCGTACCCGGTGCCAAACCGCTTGTTCGGTCAGAGCATCGTTGACCGCATCGGCCACGAGCAGAAGTACATCACGCAGGGCTATCGCGGCGTGCTGGACAACCTTGCTGCGCACTCCAATCCGATCAAAATCGTCAACCCGGAAATCACCAACATCGAAGACGTGTTGAACCTCTATCCGGGTGCAACGGTTCGCTCTTCTGACCCTAGCGGCGGCATCACGTATAACCAGCAGCAGTTCACAGGCGGCAATGCCTTGTCTGTGCTTGAGAACATTTCCGGCAAGCTGGATTTCTCGACCGGCGTTGGTCCTAGCGTCATCGGTATCGACGCAAGCGATCTGCAAAACTCCACCGCCACGGCTGCCACACAGCGAAATAACAGCACACAGACGCTCATAGAGTTGATCTGTCGCGTTTTTGCGGAAAGCGGCTATGCCTACTTGGTGAAGCTTGTTGTTGACGTTCTGTCGAACAATTCAGAAGACGCGCAGGAATACATCCAGCGCCTGACCGATGGCTTCGAACCTATCCTTATCGATGCGTGGGACGCGGACATGGATGTGGTTGCTAATGTCGCCTTCGGCGTAATGAACAAGGATGCGAACCTAGCATCGCTCGGCGCGATCCTCGGCCAGCAGACCCAATTCCAGCAGATGGGCCTCGCTGGTCCGATGCAAATTCATAACACGCTAGTCAAGATGACCGAAATTGCCGGTCATCCAAACACCGACGATTTCTTCCTCGATCCTGCCAAGCAGCCACCTAAGCCACCGCAGGCTCCGCCGCCTGATCCGGTTATGATCCAAGCGCAAGTTGCTCAGCAGCAATTGCAGCTTGAAGCGGAGAACGCCAAGCGCAAGCACGAACTCGACCTGCTCAAGTTGAAGGTCGAAGACGACCGCGAGCGCGATAAAATGGCGCAGGACAAGTACATCGCGGAAGCTGAAATTGAGGGCAAGTACGGGGCTCAGGTTCAGATCGCACGCATCAACGCGGAACAGGCTGCAGCCCGCAGTGACGTTGACATGGCGATGCAGCAGCAGGACGCACAGGCGCAGGCAATGGGGCATCTGGCGCAGATGGCACAACAGGGCCAGCAGCAGCCACAGCAGCCAACACCGCCTCAAGGAGCGTAATCGATGAACATGGAAAAGATCGCACGCGGCGACCGCGCAAAGCGCTTGTTGGAGTTGGAAGAATTTCGCGAGTTTGTACAGCAATTCAAGCTCGACGCCTTCAACAAGTGGACGACGACCGAATTGCAGGCCGAACAAGAACTTGCAAAGCAGCACATGAAAATTCACGGCTTGACCGCATTTGTGAATTGGCTGTCCGTGCTTGTGAGCGAAGGAAAGTTCGAGCAGCAGCGCGATCAGAACGCGCCGGAATCGTAACTCAAAGAAATATTGACAATTGAATAAATACTCGCATCCGAACAATGCGAGATAACACACAAATGGAAATGGCCAATAATCCCGGTGAGGGAACTGGTTTGTCCGTCGCAGAAGTGACAGCAAACATCGAAAAACTTTGGGACTCCGAAGCCGGAACAACCGAAAGCGTAGATGCTGATAATGATAGTGAAACTATCGACCTCACAACAGAGGAAACAGCAGAAGAAGAAGAGCAGCAGGACGAACAACCGGAAACGGATTCTGAAACTGAAACTTCCGAAAGCGAAGAGCCTGTTGAGAGTAAGGACGAAGCGCAAAAAGCTGCTGAACAGGCTGCACGCGAGAATGAAGTTGTTTTCGAAGTCGACGGAAAGCAAATCACTCGTAAGCAGGCCCAACAGGGTTTTATGTTCCAGTCCGACTACACGAAGAAAACCCAAGATCTGAAAGCGCATATGGCTCGCTACCAAGTGCAGGAACAGAACAAGGATGAACTACGCGTAGGATACGAGCAAAACTTGAACCTGTTGAGGGCTCAGTTGGCTCAAGTTGCAGAACTGGCGGAGATGCCGAGCGATGATCTTCTTCGTGACGATCCGCAGGCTTATCTGATCCAGCAGCGCAAATACGAGAAGCAGCAGGCCGCTTTGCAGCATATGCATTCCGAGCATGTTGGCATTCTCGCGAAGATTGAGCAATCCCGTAAAGAACAGCATGCGATTAAGCAGGCTAACGCTCGTGAAGAATTCATCGGTATGCACCCTGAATTCGGTGGTCCAGAAGCAAATGCGCTCTGGCAGAGTGTTGCGGAATCAATGCTGAAACGAGGATATTCAGCGGAACGCATCAATGGCATCGATGATGCTTTGATGATGTCTGATGCTTACGAACTCTACAAGTTCCGCAAAGCAGCAGAAACCGTTCCAGAAGTGGTCAAACACTTCGAAAAGAAGCCTCCGTTGGTTCAGCCGGGAACAGCCAAAACATCGACTTCAAGCAAGTCGGATGCGGCTAAGCGCAATTTTCAAAAACTAAAACAAACCGGATCGATCGAAGACACACAAGCTTATTTTGAGAGCCTTTGGAAGTAATCCGGTCAATCAGCAGATACCAATAAGGAGAAGCCAAAAATGGCCGTTACACTCACTACTGTTCTTAAGAACATCAATGAAGACCTTGCACAGACAGTCAGCCAAGTAGCACCTTCTGCTACACCGCTCTACACCGCTGCTGGCAAGACAAAGTCACCAAACACATACCACGAAACATTGACCGACACGCTTGCTGCTCCGAACAAGGACAACGCTCGCCTTGAAGGTGGTGACGCAATCGTTCCAACCAACGCTGTTGTGGATCGTAAGGGTAACTGGACGCAGATCTTCGCTAAGGAAGTTTCTGTAACTGGTTCCGTTGACGCCGTTAACACAGCCGGTAAGGGCGAATTTTCGCGTCAGATGGCTAACGTGATCAAGGAAATCAAGACAGACATCGAGGCGTCTATCGTTTCGAACAACGCTTCTGTTTCCGGTTCCACACGTAAGTCGGCTGGTCTAGAATCCATCATCAAGACAAACGCTGTTGAAAACGGCGGTTCTGCTACTGCAGGCTTCTCCGGTGGTCTGTATGCGGCTCCAACCGACGGTACGCCAGTCGTTGTAACTGAAGGCATGCTCTCGACGCTTGCACAGAACATGTACAACAACGGCGCTGAGATCAAGGACCTCTACGTTAGCCCATCGATGAAGGCGAAGCTTTCCAGCATCCTTTCCGGTAACTCCACTCGTTGGAACAACGCGAAGGACAAGGGCGCTTACAGCAACGTTGACTTCTACACGACCGACTTCGGTGAGTTCGCTATCAAGCCGCACCGCATGGTTCGTAACAGCGTAATTCTCGCTATCGACACAGACTTCCTTGCTTGGGCTACCCTGCGTGGCTTCAAGACTGAAGAACTGGGGAAGACAGGTGACGCGCGTAAGGTTCAGTTGCTCACGGAAGGTACGCTGGAAGTACGCAACGAGATTGCTCATGGCAAGATCGCAGGTATCAAGACTGCCTAATTAGCATACCGAAACGGGGGCTCAAACGGCCCCCGTTTTTACATCGCCGATAACAAAAATAATAACGAGGCGAACCGATGGATTTTGATCCAACCAAGCTTAAAGGAATCGACCTATTTGCAGATAGCCGTGTTGTCGTTTTCCCTATCGAACCCGGCTACAGCGTACGCCTAACTCTCCTGACAAATGGCGAATGCCTTTACGAAGACATTTACGATGACTTCGAGGACACGCTTGCGGTCAACGCTGCTGAGCGTGCGATGTTTTCGAACAACGAAGCGCATGGCGATATGGTCAAGGTTGCTTCTGTTCCGCGCTGGAAAGTAGCGCAGTGGGAAGACGAAGGCGACCGCAAATGCAACGGTGATCCCGAGTGCAAGCGCAAGTACCTCAACCGCATGCTGAACGACCCGGATAACGCCAAGTTCCGCACAAACACTTGGAGGGTCTAATGCCGATCTCCAACTATGACGACTTGCAGGCTGCGATTGTTGATTGGGCTCCTGAGATTTCCTCCTCCGATCCGATTGCTCTTTTCATCAGCCTAGCAGAGAGCGACGTGTTTCCGCTCCTCAAGCATTACAAGATGGAAACGACTGCCACGCTGGCGGTCACGGATAACTCCGTTGAACTGCCCGATGATGTTGCGGAAATCCGCCGCATCCGCGTTGACGGTATCACCCCCAAACAGGTCAGCATCTATCAGGCGACATTGCTGCCGGGTGAAATCGGATATGCGCAAGTGGGCGACGAGCTGGCGTTTACAGGTCTCGATCCCGCTGCAAGCCATTCCGTCGAACTTACCTACTACGCGACCCCGGTCCCGCTTTCGAGCGATGCAACACAAAACTGGCTGCTCAAGAAGTTTGCGCCGGTCTACCTGCATGCGAGTTTGGCCCGCGCTTTCCACTGGCGTCAAAACACTCAGGCCGAGGCAGGGCAGAAGCAGGCACTAGGCGAAGCGCTTAGCAAGGTCACAGAGGACCACAAGCGCGTTACGCAGAGCGGCAACACGATCATTATCAATGGAGGCAACCCGTATGCTCCTTGATAGCGCTCTCGGCTCTTGGCTTCCTGATGCACCCGACTTGAACAATCCGGGTGTCGTCACAGCCTACAACGTAGTTGCTGCACCTGGCACTCAGCAGGGCGCTGTCACGTATCAGCCGTTGCTCGCAGCAAAGCCATATTACGCTACCGCTAGCATGACTTCGCGCCCGCTCGGGACTTCGGTAGGCAAGGACAAGTTGGGCAATGCGAAGGTCTACGGAGGCTCAAAGGGGAAGCTTTACAAGATCAATCCGGCGACGAGCAATTGGCAGGATATCAGCCGTGCCGCTGGATATGCCACGGCAGACGGTGAGCGCTGGGAATCTACACAGTACGGCTCCGGCGTGTATTTCACCAACTACAGCGACGAAATCCAGTTCATCGATAGGAACATCGATATTCAGTTCGCGAACCTGACAACGCTAGTCAAGGCGCGTCACATCGCAACGATCAAGGACTTCGTTGTTATCGGCAACACCTACGACGCTTTAGATGGCGCTGTGCCTTTCCGCATTCGTTGGTCTGGCCTTGGCCTGCCTGACAGTTGGACATTCTCACAGTCGACCGGCGCGGACTTTCAGGACGTTTACGGTCTCGGCGCGTGCCAAGGCATCGTCGGTGGCGAAATCGGCTGGCTGCTGATGGAGCAGGGCATCGTGAAGATGACCTACACGGAATATCCGTACTGGTTCCGCTTCGACCCGGTTGCGAAGTCTAAGGGCTGCGCTGTTAGCCAGAGCGTGATCACCGTCGAGGGCATGACCTACTTTATCGCCAATGATGGCTTCTACGTCATGGACGGCGTAAGCGGTCAGACGGCATCGATCGGCAACGGTAAGATCGACCAATTCTTCTTGAACAGCGTGGACACCAGTCAGTACCAGTGGATGACTGTTGCGGCTGATCCTCGTGCGAAGCTGATTTACTGGTCGTACATGAGCACTGCTGCGCTGGATGGCGTGCCTGACCGAATGCTCATCTACAACTACATGACCGGCGACTGGACAATCGCAGATGCCACAGCCGATTTCGTGTTCAACTCCCTTTCGCTGCCTTGGACAATCGAGCAGCTCGACGTGTTCGGCACAATCGAAAACGTCCCGGCAAGCTTCGACAGTCCGCTATGGGCTGGTGGTAACGCGATGCTCTGGGCCATGAAGCAAGACGGCTCGATCTGGGTATTCGGTGGTGATCCGCTTCCAGCAACAATCGAGACAGGCGAGCAAGACGTAATCAACGTACTTCGCCAGATGAACCCGCAAACGCAGGGTGATCGCGCAACGATCAAGGCGGTTAGACCGCTGTTCGATGGCGTGGACGGTTCAGCAGTGGTCAGCATTGGCTACCGTGATCGTCCAAACGGCGAATTGGCGTGGACACAGCCGAAGACCGTTCATGATCAAACGGGCTTCGCATACTTCCGAGACACCGCTCGTTACATGCGTTTTCGCGTGCAACTCAGCAATGGTTGGGCAAGTGCAACCAAACTTCAAACCGACGCTCACAGCGCGGGTTGGAGGTAAATAATGCAGCTTCCTAGCAACCTCAAAGACGATCACGCACTGCGCGTCGCACTGGAACAGATAGTTCGCCAAATCTCGAACCTAACTGGAACGCTTACGCTGACCATAAACGCAACAAGCACGGTCGTAATCAACGGAAAATGTACACCTAACAGCGTCGTTGTCCTGTCACCTATGACAGCGAACGCGGCGCTTGCAGTTGCATCCACATACGTTGTGCCGGGAACGGGCAGTTTCACGATAACGCACGCTAACACAACAGCAGCAGATAGAAAGTTCGGGTACGCAATCAACGGAGTGTAATGGCAGTCAAGAAGATCGACACAGCAGAAGAATTCAACGTCGAAATCGTTAGAGTTCTTCCTTGGTTGGTCTCCGCACACGCTTACACAAACAACGATATTTCGTTTCCCGACATCCTAAAAGGTCTTGTTGAACGTGATCACCAATTGTGGGTCACGGACAATGCAGCGTGCGTAACAAGCATCACAACGTGGAATGAAAAGCGAGTTTGCTGCCTGTTTTTGATCGGCGGCGAAAGAGGAAAAGCAATGCCCGAAATTGCAGCGGGTGTTGGCGAATTAGAAGCTTACGCACGGAAGCATAATTGCGCGGGTTTGCTCGGAATTGGACGAGCACTTTGGAAGAAGCGACTGCCCGCACTCGGATTTCAGATCGTCGAACAAGACGGAGATTTCAGCAACGTATATTTTAAGGAATTGATCGATGGCGAGTACACCGAAGGAAACAACAACTAAGGTAGAGCCGTGGAACGGCGCAAAGCCGTATCTCACTGACATTTACTCTCAATACAATCAGTTGATCAAAGACGGCGCACCTAAGCAATGGGAAGGCTCGACCGTCGCTAATCAATCACAAGCGACAAAAGACAGCCAAGCGCAGCAGATCGCATACGCAAGCAATCCTGCAAACTCCGCTGGAATCAAGGCAGGGCAGAACGCGACAACAGCGATCACGAACGGCTCCGCTTTTGATCCGACCGGCGCAAATGCCCTAGCAGCGGGAACGCAATACAATAACGCGGGCATGGGTGCGCTGAATGGCGCTGTAAGCTCGGCAGCGCAGGCTAATCCGGCGCTTGCATATCTCCAGCAGACGGCCAGCGGCGCTAACATCGGTAACAATCCGTATCTCGCGCAGAACATTCAAAACACAACGCAGAAGATCGCGGATCAGCTTGGAAACGTTACTCTGCCATCAATTAGCGGTGCTGCCGCTGGTGCTGGCCGTTTAGGCTCCAACGCTTTCGCCTCGCAGCTGAATAACGCGCAATCGACCGCAGCGGATGCGATGAGCAAAGCCTCAACCGATATGTGGTCCAACCAGTACAATGCGGACGTAGCAGCGCAGCAGAATGCGGCTAATTCATACGGCAACTTCATCAACACCGGCACGCAGAACCAGATCAACGCGGGCAATGCTTTGTCACAGGCTTCGCTTGGTCAGCAGGGCGTTCGCAACGACGCTGCAAACGGCTTGAACCAGTACGGTATCAACAAGGCGAACACGCAGCTTCAAGGCGCTGGCATGGCCGCTGATCAGTATACGAACGGCCTGCTTGGTTCGAGTGTTCTTGGTCAGGTTGGTCAGACGCAGGACACGCGTAATCAGGACATTCTCAACAATACGATCCAGCGCTACGAGCAGCAGCAACAGCAGCAACTTACGAACCTCGGTAACTTCACCAACATCCTGAATGGTGGCGGTTATTCGAACCAGACGACGCCGGTTTATAATAACTCGGCGATGCAGGGCTTGGGTATCTTCACGTCGCTCTTGGGTCTGCTTTAATAGGGGAGGCCACAGATGGCTATTGATTGGCAAGAACTTCTAAAACAGGCATTTGCAGGTAACGGCGGTATGGCTCCTGTGCCAACTCCCCGTCCTGATATGCCGCCAGCGCTTACACCGATGGGTGTTACACCTGAACCGGAGAAGCGTAACCCGATTGCAAGCTTTTTCAGCAGCAAGGACGATCAGGGTAACGAGCGTCATGGCTCGCATTTTGCTCGTCTATTCCAAGAAGACCCCGACAAGCAGGATGCACTCTCGAACGGCCTCATTCAGATGGGGGCTGCGATGGCCGCATATAACGCGCCAAGCACGAACCCGGCAGCGGCGAGTGCTCTTGGTGGTCTCGGTTTTGGTATTGGACAGGGCAACAAGGCTTACACCCAGTACGGTCAGGATCAGGCAGACTTGGAATACAAGAAGGCCCAGGTCGCGGCTGGCAAACAAAAACTCGCAGCAGCAGAGCAGCAAAAGGCACTGATCAACGAATTGTTCGGTGGTGGCTCTGGTTCTTCGACGCCTCCTGTTCTCGAAACAGGTTCGTCTTCTCCGTCGTCTGATGCTCCCGCACCGGGTAATGCCGTCGCGGCCAATATCAACAGTGAGCGTTCCAAGAACGAGCGTCTTTATGTTGGTCTTGCGAAGCTCGGAAACGATGACCTCGCGGGCAAAGCCTACACGCAGATGCACTACATGGACAATCAAATGGCCGACAAGGGATTTGGTTGGGACTCTAGCAAGCAATCCTACGTGCCGTTGCCCGGTTTTGTGCAGGGTCAGCGCGACATTGAGGAAGCAAAGTCATCGGGCCGTAAGGCTGGTGAAGCGCCGTTCGAAACGACGAGCGATATCACCAACTACAACTTCGGCAAGGATCATCCTGACTTCATCGATCCGGCGAAAACCGCACAGCAGAATGCGAAGGTTGCCGCTGATAACAAGGCTGCTGATGATGCCCGCACTGTCTCGCAAAACGACTTCAAGAACGAGCAGGACTTGCGCAAGGAATATCAGGGCAACCCGGTTTACAAGAACTATACCGCAGTGCGCGGCTCGTTCGAACGTATTCAGTCCGGTGCAGCACGCAATACCGGTGCTGGCGATCTTGGCATCATCTACGGCTACATGAAGATGCTCGATCCGGGCAGCGTTGTTCGTGAAGGCGAATTCGCTACCGCCGAGAACGCGTCTGGTGTCCCGACCTACGTCTCGAACCTCTACAACAAGCTGTTGAACGGTGAGCGTCTAACAGACGGTCAGCGCACTGAGTTCGTTGGTGCCGCGAAAGACCTTTACGAAAAGGAACGCGGCAAGATGGAAGAACTCAACACGCAGTACACGGACATTGCGAATTCGAAGGGCATCAACTCATCGAAGATCGTCACCGAGCCGAAGGATTACAACAAGCGACAGCCTCCAAAGGCCGGTGACGTGTTCACCACGGACGAGGGCAAACAGGTCCGTTTCAAGGGCGGAAATCCAAACGATAAAAACAACTACGAGCCCGTTCTCTAACGGGCTTCACTCAAAGTTAAGAACGAGATCCCGGCAAACGGGACGAGGTAAACAGTGGTCGATTACATCACCTACAACAATCAGAACGCCACACGTAGCGGCGTCCTCGATCCTGACCTGATCAAACGTCTGGCCTACTTGAAGAACCTTGGCGTTTCGATGGACGTGTTCTCAGGTGGTCAGCCAACAGCAGCAGAAGGCGGCGCTAGAACCGGCAGCACACGTCACGATCACGGTAATGCAGCGGACGTTTTCTTCTACAAGGACGGTCGTCGCTTGGACTGGTCAAATCCCGATGACTTGCCGATCTTCGAAGATATCGTCAGTCAGGGTAAAGCCGCCGGTATCACCGGTTTCGGTGCTGGCCCCAACTACATGCGACAGGGCTCCATGCATATCGGCATGGGCAATCCGGGTGTTTGGGGTGCTGGTGGTAAAGGTGACAATGCGCCGGATTGGTTGAAGGCCGCGTATAACGGCACTGAACTGCCGAAGAACAATGACGATTATATCGGTCCTGCCGTTCCCGGCAAAATCGATCCAGTCGCAGAGGTAGTCGCTGCTGGCTCTAATCCGACAACCGCTACAAAGTCGGAAGCGGAAAGCCGTATCACGATGGCATCCTGAGTTTTATCCAAAACAAGTTCGGTTCGGGTGCTCCGAAGCAGGTTGTCGGTGACGACGGCAAAGTCGTTGAGCGTGGTCTCGGTGAAAAGCTCGGCCTCGGCAAAATCGACAGCATCATGGGCATGGACACGAACAAAGGCCTGAAGGCGTTTAGCGCGATGGCTGAAATGTCTCAGCAGCAAGATCAAGCTAGCAACCAGCAAGTTCAAGCCGCTGCTGTACAGGGACAAGCCCGCCGTGGTTCTGCTCCGCCTGTAGAAATTCAAGCACGCCCAACCGACACGATCACGTTTGGTGGTGGCATCGGTGGACAGCAGGGCGGTGTCGTTGGCGGCGCAAGCATCGATGAAATGAGAAAGAAGCTGCTGCTGGCTCAACTGATGGGCGGCGGTCGAGGAGGCATGTTTGGCTAATCCGTGGGATATGAAATGGGACGTTGAAGACGACAAGAAGAAGTCCGCACCGGCTCCTAAAGGCAAAGCAGTCAATCCGTGGGACATGGAATGGGACGTTCCAGCGGAATCAGCGAAGTCGGAAGAAAAGCCGGCAGAAGCAAAGCCGGTTGAAAAGCCTGTGCTGGCTCCGATGGGTGTTCCTGTGCAGGAAGAAAACCCGCTGCCTCCAACACCTGAGCCGTTGAAGAAAACCTATGAAGGCTCGATCCTACCGTTCTCGACGTTTGCCGATGGTAGTAGGCACTTCGACAGCGATGCCGGTATCATGGGCGCTGTTAAGCGTGCGATCATGCTGCCGGGTGAGGCGATGGAAGGCAAGGTTGACCCGCTTAGCGAAGAAGGTCTAGGCCGCTCGCTTGAATTCGCTGGCACATTCGGGTTCGGTCAGACGCAGTTTCCTAAGTTGAGCGGGCAGGCTCTTGAAGCAGCCGCAGCAGGTCCAGGTCGTTTCGGACGTGCTGTTGTGGGTAAGGCAGATGATCCGGCATTGGTTCGTCAGCGGGTGCAGGATTTGCGCGATCTAGGCGCAGAGCCGACAGCGGGCATGGTGTCTGGTTCGGAGCGAGCAGCGTTGAAGGAAAACGCTTTGCTGCCGACAAGCAGCGGCAAGGTCATCCAATCTCGCATCGATGATGCCTTCACCAAGCAGGGTGGCGAATTTGACCGTCTCACTGATGGTGCTGCAAATTCGAAATCCGAGCTTGGTCAGGCACTCGTAGATCAGGCTAACGCGGTGCGAGACGCACACAAGGCAAAGTCCAGCAGCCTCTATGACGAAGTTGGTAAGCTCACCGCTGACACGCCAGCACGCGGCGATGCAAGCCGCAAAGCATTGGCTGATTTGCATGAGCGACGTGAGAACCTTTCGAACAGCGCGAAGCTGACAGAAGGCCCTCAAGTCAACAAGGCGATTAAGCACGCGGAGGCAATCGTCAAAGACATCGACAACGGCACCAACTTTAGCACGCTGAAGCAGGCACGTACTTCGCTAGGTGAAACGCTTGCAAATCCGAACATTGATCCGGTTCTAAAAGGGCATTTGCAGACACTCAGAAGCGCACTGAGCGACGACATGGCTGCAACGGCTAACGCTAGCAGCCCCGAAGCAATGCAAGCGTGGAAGACTGCCAATGAGTACTACAAGACGTACAAAGACCCGGAGACAGGTTTCGGTAAGGGCTCCGACGCATCGCTGTTGCTGAATAAGGATGCAGACACCGCGTACAATTTCGTCATGACGCGTGCAAAGGATGGCGGTCAGCGCTTGAACAATCTCAAAGGCCAGATCGTTCACGAGAATGGTCAGCAGCATTGGGATCAGCTTGGCAAGACCGTGTTGCGTCGCATGGGTACAGATGCAAACGGCGACTTCTCAGGCACTGCTCTTTTGAAGGGCTACGAGAAGATGGCACCGGAAGCAAAGGACACTTTATTCGGCGCTAGCGGCTCCGAATATCGTGACGGTGTTGAACGTCTCGTTCGTGTCAGCAAAACGCTGAAGGATTACGGTAAGTACGCGAACCACTCGAATACGCAGAACCATTCAAGCGTTTTGCAAGAGATGAACCCGTTTGACCGTAACACGCTGCTTGGTGCTGCACTGGCTGGACCGAAAGGCTTTGCAATCGCAGTCGGCGGTAAAGTCGCGAATGCTGCTTATCGTGGCTACCAATCCAAGCTTCTGACAAGCCCAGAAACCGTCAACTGGCTCGCGGATATTCCAAAAGCACAGATGCAAAAAGGTGGTCTGCCAGCACACGTTAGCAAGCTTCGTACAATCGCGCAGACAACCAACGATGCATCGTTGCGCACGGCGATCAACGACTACTTCAATGCCATCGGATACGAGGGCCAAAACAGCAAAAACGATTAAATAATGGACCCCGGCAACGACCGGGAAGCCACACCAAAAACAATAAGAACAAGGTGGTGACGATATGGCAGATATTTCTGCAAGCACATGGAATCCAGTGGACGAGGCAAACACTGCCATTTCGCCACTTGGATTTGCCGATGGTAACTCTCCGAACAAACTAGCAGCGAAAATCCGCAGCATGTCGGGCGCTATCAAGCGCGGCTGGGAAGAAGCAAATGCGATTTACACCTCGACCGGTACGGCATCCGCATATGTGGTGACTTTCGCGCAAGCCGCTCCGAGCTACGTCAAAGGTAAGTACATCTCGTTCTTCCCGCATGCGACGAATACTGGCGCTTGCACGCTGAATATCAATGCGCTCGGCGCGAAGTCGCTGTTGCGTGACGACGGAACCGCGCTTGCTGCCGGTGATATTCTCGCTGGTCAGTCAACGCGTGTCTACTATGACGGATCGAACTTCCGCGTAGATGGCATTTCGGCAGATGCAGCTTTCCCCGGCACTGTAACGGCTGGAACGGTCAACGCGACAACGCTCACTGGCAACGGCGCAGGTATTACGAACGTCAACGCTGCCAAGATCAGCGGCATTGATCTTACTGGTCTCGTACAGACAAGCCGTTCTGTCACCGCTGGCAACGGTATAACCGGTGGTGGTGATCTCACTGCAAACCGAACGATCACACTCGGTACACCTTCCTCGATCACTTCATCTTCGACAAACCTCGTTTCGCCAACGTCACACACTCATGACTTGGTGCTGACCCAAGCGGATATGTTCGCGTATATCGGTTACACTCCGGTTCCCAATGCGCGTGGCATTATCGCCGGTAATGGCCTCACTGGCGGTGGAGATTTTACCGCAAGTAGATCGATCACGCTCGGAACTCCACTTGTTCTGAATAGTGCATCGGGCAACTCGGTCACGGCAACGGGTCACAGTCACCTACTCGACCTCGATAACATCGCGAGTACCGGTACATCGCTGCTCGGCGCTGGCACCATCGGCACCTACATGTTCGGCATTCTAACTTCATCGACAGCGACATGGCCGTTCGGATCGGTGGTCAACGGAGCGAGTTTGACCACGGGCGGCACTCAGTCTGGCGATAACTACGAAAGCGGTAATTCGCTTGCAGGCACTTGGCGCTGCATGGGCCATATCGGTCCCGGTCGTCGCTATTACGCAATTTGGCTAAGGGTATCATAATGGAAATCATTTCAGACGAACCATCGACAATTATCGGCAATACGAACTTCTTTGATCCGCAGACTGTCGCGTATCGCAATCTCGAATATGCGGATGCAGACGGCTTGCGCATCAATTGTGAGATTGAGCATCCGAAATGGGGCTGGATACCTACGACTGTCGATCCCCAAGACGTTGAACAACTGCATATCGATTTGATGATCCGCATCATGCGCGAGGGTCAGCCAATCGCGGCGTACGTAGCACCGACACAGGATCAGTTGCGCGCAGACATGCCGCCGTTGTCCGCACGCGCTCTGCGCTTGGCACTGATCCGCAATTCAATTTCGATTGCATCGATCGATGCAGCAATCGCGGCAATGCCGGATGGACTTGAGAAGGAAGAGACACAGACGGAGTGGGAATATGCCACCGAGTTTGAACGACTTTCTCCGACGCTCGTACGCATTGCTACTGTGCTCGGCCTTACGCCGGAACAGGTTGATGCGATGTGGGCGGTCGGGCTGCTGATCTAACGATTGGCAGCTTTGATCAACTCGTAGGACGACTTCGCCTGTGCAATCGTTGCCTGCGATTTCCCATCGACCTTCAAGTTGCCCTCGAATGCCTCGAAAGGCATATCCGTCATGTCGAGAAGATCAATCAAGCTGCCATCACGGTCGAAAACATAGCCTTTTGCGCCGCCTGCGACTTCAATAATCGCAGCCTGATTGTCGAAATCCACCGTAACAAGCGTGATGAAGTTGGCCAGTGCACGAGCAACCTTGCTTCGGCTGATGAAGATTTCCTCATCCGTCCCGGTCTTCCATAGGGCTCGTTCGGCAGCGATCATGTCGGACACGTCAGTCATTTTGCTGCGCTTGTCATCGATCTCCGCAAGTTCGGCTTGCCGCTCATTTAACTCAGCTCGAACGCGGTCAGTTTTAGGTCGCAACTCGCGAAGCGTTGTTTGCAGGTCCGCTCTGTCTTCGTCTGTCTCCACCACTTCCGCCATACTTAGGATATTGCGGCGACGGCTCGTCAGGTCGGCTAGTTCGGTTTCGAGCTTCGCAATAGACTGCACAAGTTCGTCACGCGGCGTTGTGCCACTTCTCCGAGACAGATCACTGTCGAGGTGGAAATCGGTTACATGGTCGAGTACGGCGGCTTCAAGCGCATTGTATGGGTACAGAGCAGAAGGGCCGGGGCAATTGGCATCTTCATAACGGCGTTTGCAGCGGTAATATTGATAGTCGTGCTTGGTTGATCTGACCAATCCAAGACCGCCACCACAATGCACGCAATGGGTAATTGTCGGGAACAGGTTCGCAAACTTCGTTCCTTTACGGCCACGAGTTGCCGCTTTCGGCTTATTTCGTTGCACCCGCCAGAACAGTTCCTCGCTGACAGCAGCGGGATAGTAGTTTTTGATTGGCTCTCCAATCGGGACCAATTTGCCATTCACGGTGTCGTTGACCTGTAGCGTGCCGATAGCCGTCTCGTTCTTGAGAATGCGTACAACAGTCGTTTCCCACCACTTTGTGCCGATAGCCTTCAACGGCGGTGTGTTCGCATCGTTGAGGATGCGGGCAATTCGCAACGGGCCGACGCCTTGGTCAGCAAGTTCGAAAATACGATGTACGGTCTTCGCGTGATCATTCAGCCTGAACAGGCAATCCTTACTGCCAGGAATGCGCTCTTGATCGATCCAGCCAACGCATGCAGGTTGAAAGCGAGGAAGGCCAGCAAGCATGTCCCTGCGCAGCGCATCCGCGTTTTTCTTGCTGTTGTAAGACTTTCGCGCACTTTCTTCGTGACCACGGCTCATGATGGTCAGCGAGATAATCATTTGCGTGAAGTCGCGGCCACGCTCGTAAACTTGACCGTCCATCAGCGTGACGATCTTGATACCCGCTTGCAGGATGGCAATGAACTGCGCTTGTGCGTCGATTGGTGCTTGTCGAGAAAGTCGGTCCAAGTTCTCGACCAGCAAGTAGGAGCCTACTGCGACTTTGCCTTCTGCGACGAGTTCGAGGAAGCCACCTAGTGCGCCGGTCTTGATGTGATCGCCATGAAAGCCTGACTTGCCAAGGTCGCGGTGACTGTCATCGAGTTCCAGTCCGTGCTTGGCAGCGTATTCTTGGGCCGCTTCTAGCTGTCGCTGTTCGCCTCGTCCCTTTCGCTGCTCTTTCGATGAAATTCGAATGTAGGAATATGCTTTGATCGGCATCGCTTTCTCCGTTCGTTTCAGCATATCGCGCCCGCCTTAACGCAATGTGTGCAATACACACAGCAGCGGTCGGCGGCGGGGTGCAGAATTTCGAGGCGATCAAGCTGGTGAAGTTTGGGGTGAGTTAGTAGTTGGTAGCGAATAGTGAGTAGCGAATAGCGAATAGCGAATAGTTGGTTGGGCGCTGTGGGTGTGGCCCCCTCATCCGCCTGCCGGCACCTTCTCCCCGCCGGGGAGAAGGGGACTCGCGGTGCGCTCCGCATTTCCCTTCTCCCCAGCGGGGAGAAGGCGGCCCGAAGGGTCGGATGAGGGGGCTCAGGGTGAGGATGCCAATTTGTGTTGGCCACCCCATCCACCGCCCTCATTCCTGTGCCCTTAGGGCTGCGCCCACGGGATGTCACAGGAATCGAGGCCACCGCGCGTCTGCGCGGTGGATGACCCATTTAAGAGAGTCTTCCGCACCCAAGGACTTGGGTGCGCTGGATCCCTGTGACGGGCACAGGGATGAGGGTCGCGTTTGGCGGAACGCTCTCCACAACAGTTACATCTCAAAAAGGAATGTCCGATGACCTATGCATTGATCACTCCGCCGTCGGCGGAGGTGCTGGCGCTTGGGGAGGTGAAGGCGCATTTGCGGTTGGATGGGGCGGACGAGGATGTTTTGCTCGGCTCGCTGATCTCCGTGGCGCGGGAGCATCTGGAGCGGGTGAGCGGGCTTTGTCTGATCAGCCAGACCTGGCGGCTCTATCTTGATTCACTGCCTGAAGATGGGGTGATTCAGATTGCCAGGGGGCCGGTGCAAGCGATTGAAAGCGTGACGCTTTACGATGCCGGTGGCGAGGAGGTTTCCTGGCCGCTGGAAGGGCATGTGCTCGACTGCCGGGCTCGGCCGGCGCGGTTGCTGTTGAAGCGCGGCGAGGGTGTGCCGCGCGCTATCAACGGGATCGAGATCGATTTTTCGGCCGGGTTCGGCGAGAGCGGGGCCGCGGTGCCGGATGTGCTGAAGCGGGGGATGCTGATGCATGTGGCGCAGATGTTTGCCTTTCGCGGCGCTGTTCCGGCGGCCGATCAGCCGGCGGATATTCCTGATGGCTATGACCGGCTGATTGCGCCGTTTCTGATGAGGCGGCTCTGATGCGGGCGGTGGTTCTCGATCCCGGCGCGATGAGCGCGCGGCTGGTGCTGGAGCGGCCGGTCGAGCTGGCGGACGGGCAGGG